TACCTCGATGGTCTCACCGACGCTGGCTGGTGGACGGATGACCGCGCCGTCCGCAGCGTCACCATCACCGTCCATCCCGCCACCCCGGAACGCCGGGGCTGCGTGCGGATCCGCGCTACCGCTATCTAGGATGTGACGGTCCAGCCTCTTCGCAAGGATGCCCCCGGCGCGTTGCCGGGTCTAGCGTGGCTGGAACAACGCCCGAGCCGAAAGGCTCGGGCGTTGCCCCATGAAGATGCTGTGCGTAGATCCTAGCGCTTCCGGTAGGGGAAGGGGATGATGGTGTCGCCAGCCCAAGGGTCGAAGCCCCGGCGCTTCGGCGGTCCGTCGCAGCCGGGGTAGCGGGGCTGCGGCTCCAGCCCCCAAGGCGCGACCGGGCTGAAACCGGGGAGGCGGTCGAACCCGTAGCCGCCGTAGCCCCCGCCGGGGAGCGGCGCAGCGAACCCGCCTTCCCATGCCCAGCCGCCGCCGGGGGTCGGCAGGATGAACGAGTCGCCCGTCGCCCAGCCGCCACGGGGCAGCGGGATGACGAAGTCGGGCGGGGAGGCGAGCAGCGCGATCAGGATCAGGGTGTTCATCGGAAGTCTCCTACGGTTGTGTGAAGTGTGGTGCTGAAACGAAAGCCCCCCGGCGACGAGCCGGGGGGCGGGGTCCGGGCGGGGTCAGGTCACGCGACCAGTTCCGCCGCCGCGTCGAGCGCGGTCGCGACATCGTCGGCGACCGTGCCGTCCCATGCGGCGTAGGTGCGGACGGCGCTGTCCTTCGTGCGGACGCTCTCCTCGGAGCGAGCGTGCTGGATCCAGTTCGTGATGGCGTTGGCGGCGACCCACAGGTTGGTCCCGTAGTCGCGCTTCTCGGTGTCGAACACGCGAGCCGCGTGCGCCAGCCCAGCCACGGCGCGATCCTTGCGGCGCTGCTCCCAGCCGTCCTTCGGGTTGGTCGGGATCTCCGCGCCCTCGATGCGCTGGATGACATCGATCCACAGCGACTGCACCTTGGCGGTCGTGACCGGGGTCGCAGCCATCTTCCGGGCGACCACCGCGCCCTTCTCGATGGTGTTCTCCCAGTTCTTGATGCACCGCGCCAGTTCCTCGACCCGCGTGTTCAGGTTGAGGGTGTGCCGGAAGGACATCGCGTTGCGGCGAGCGCCGAGCGCCATGTGGAAGGTGTTGCTGCACACCACCCGGATGCCCGTCGGGATCGCCTTCAGCGCCAGCGACCCGTCGTGACCGTTCGCGATGAACAGGTACGGCACGGTCTCGTCGCCAGCCGCGCCGAACTCGACCGACTTGCCGCGCAGCAGCATCCACACCCGGCGACCGCCCCGGATGGACCCGGCGGTCTCGACCTCGGCGTTCCCGTCGGCGCTCGACCGCAGGGCGTAGGCGAGTTCGGCGAGTTGCTGGTTCTGAAACGGCGTGTAGTCGGGACCGACCACACCGAGGACCGACTTGTCATCCGAGCGCACCAGCACTTTGGCGGTGTCGGTCGCGACGCGGTACTCGTCCTGCTCGCCGGGGTTGAAGATCCCGGTGATGCTGTCCGACTCCTCGACCGACCACTCCAGCCCCGCGATCTTCAGCGCGGCGAAGGGGTTCATCGCGCCCTTGACCACCGTCCCCATCCCGTGCCACGCGCCGCTGTCGGCGAGGGCGAGACCGTCGTTCTTCTTGAGTTCGTGCGCCATGTGAGTGTCTCCCAAACTGTGAGCGCCGCAGCGCTCGGGTTGCCTCGCGACTCGCACCACACGGTGCGTGTGTTGAGGTGCAGGAACTATAGCACAAAGTCAGACAGACTGCAAGGGGTTCTTCGGAAGCCTGTAATCGCCACAAACGAAAGCCCCCCCAGCCGAAGCCGGGGGGCGGAATTCAGACAGGGCTGTCGGGCTTTCAGTCGTACCAGCGCTCGCCCGTCCGGGCTTCCCACTCGCCCTTGGCGACGAGGTGGTCCGAGTAGGCGGCGCACGCGGCGGCGCTCTCCCCGTGCAAGCAGCCCCAGTTCTCCTCGATGGTCTCCTGATAGCGGCGCACCGTCGCCAGCCGGGAGCGCAGCCGAGCCGCGTGAAGGCGGCTGGTTGCCTCCGAGAGGCGACGCTGGAGGCTGACCTCCCGGCGGCGCAGGAAGCGCTCGGCGAGCGCCCAGCGCCTCGTAGGCTGGCGGTAGGAACGGGTCCATGCGGTCATGTGGTCGAGGTTCATGGTGTGTCTCCTGTGGTGTGGTGCGTTAGGACGGCTCGCCGTAGATGTCCCCCGAGATCGGACAGCGGTCGGGTGCGCCGCCCTCGTCGCGCTCGCACGCCTCGCAAAGCCCGGAGAGGCTCTCCAGTTCCGAGATCGGCTCGACGAACGGAGCCGAGCATCGGTCGCACACCGGGGCGGCGGGCTGGTCGCGCTTGATGAACCCGTCGTAGATCGAGCGCGGCACGGGGAGACCGCGAGCGGCGGCGATGCCGTCGAGCATCGCCTCGATGTGGCGCAGGATGTCGCCAGCGGGGCGGTAGCCCGTCACGGCGACGGGTCCGGTGGCGTAGTCGCGCTGGAGCGCCCAGCGCACGCGGTTGTTGGTGCGGATCTGCGCGACGATGTACTCGCCCTTCGCGTGCTGGACGATCTCCAGCGCGAAGTTCAGGCGACGGACGGCGTTCTTCAGACGGGCGGTGGTGGTGCGGCTCATGGTGTTGCTCCTGGGTGGTGTGATGTGGTGCGTGATCAGATCGACTTGAAGGTGGTGGTGATCTCGACGGTGCAGTTTGCGATGATGCATTCGCGCAGCGCGTACCCCATGCTCTGCGCGTTGGTGCGGTTGGTCTGCTCGCCGCACAGGAACGACATTTCGACGAGCAGCGTGCTGATGCCTGTGCGGATGCTCTCAAGGACGAAGTCGAGCGCCTCGGGGACAAGTGTGTCGTGCGGCTGGTAGGCGATGCGGTCGAGAGCGCGGTACGAACTCGCTGCGCTGCACACGGCGCGAGCGGGGAACTGGTAGATGGGTCGGGAGGCATCGAGATCGAGGTTCAGGTTGAAGGCGTGCCACTCGTCGCCCCCCCGGATGACGCAGGAGTCGATGCGCCCCCGGTCCGCGATGACGATGGTCGCGTCGATGCCGATCCCGGTGTCGGTGCGGAAACTGATGTGGTGCGAAGTGGTGGTGATGGTCGAGGTCTTGGTGTTCACGGTGGTGTCTCCTGTGTGTGGTGCGAGTGGTCAGGCGGTGTGGCTGGAGAAGAGCGAATAGACCGCGATCTCGCGGTAGTTCGCGAGCGGCGGCTGCTCAAAGAGGCGAGCGGTGGTTGCTTCCTCGTTGATGCTGCGGAGGATCCGGCAGATCTCGTCGGCGGCATCGCCCTCCGTCACGGCGCGAAGGCTGCGCGTGCCGATGTGCTGCTGGTTGCTGTCGTACAGTTCGATGAAGTAGGTCACGGTGGTGTCTCCCAATCAGGTGTCTCCGAACGGCTGGCGGCACGCGCCGACAGCGAAAGCCCGTGCGTCGCCTTTCGGCGGCGCAGGGCTGGGGGTCAGGTGGTCGCCTCGATGCCGTATTCGGCGAGCGCAGCCGGGTCGCCGTAGGTTGCCACGACGGTCTCGGTGTCCGCGAGGCGGTTGACGCGCTCGATGATCGCCGCGTAGCCGCGCTGCGCCGCACGCGCTTGCGCCACAGGTCGCGCCTCGCGCAGGGTGTCGTAGTGGTCGCAGTCGGTGTCCCAGCCACCGTCGCCCGACGGGATCAGGAAGGTGACGCGGTACTCGGTGTTGCGCTGCTGGTCGCGCTTCGCGGTGAGAAGCGCCCACTCCTCGTTCGCCCGAGCGTAGACCTTGCGTGCCGCCTCGACGGCTTCCTGCGCTGCGTTGAGCGCCCGTGCTGCTTCGCGTGCGTGCGTGGCTGCGATCTCGATCTTGGTCTGCTTGCGTGCCATTGTGGTGTCTCCTTGTGGTGGTGTGTGGTGTGTGTGATTAGACGGTGGTGTGACGGGCGAGGTAGCGCTGCTCGTCGGCGTGGAGGAACGACTGCACGCGAAGGCGGGATGCGAGTGTCGCGACGCGAGCGGCGGTCGCCGCGACGCTGTGCGACTGGAGGTGCGCGTAGTGCTTCGACCGCTCGCCGTTGGTCACCGGAAGGCGAGCGCACTTGCGGAGCGATCCCTGCGCGTCGTGGATGTCGCGCAGCGTCTGCTTGCACTCGATGCTCTCGTTGAAGGTGATCGCGTTGATGCGCGTCGCGAACTCGACGATGCCCAGCGTCTTGTGGTACGAGCAGTCGAGTTCTGCGATGGTGTCGCGTCCGCTCACATACTGGGTGTTGCTGCTGTACTGCACGATCACATTCGCGAGCGAGGAGCGGATCGAGTGGGTGGCGGTGGTCTCGGTGGTCATCGGTGTCTCTCCGTCAGGTTTGCGTAGCGCTGTGGGAACACTCCCACAACGCACCACAAGAGTACCACACAGGGCAGGAGGGGCAAGTGGGTAAATCAGGCTGGAATCGCTGACTTTCGCAGCCGTGTGTGGTAACCAGCCCAGCATGACCGACCAGCCCAGCCCAGCACCGAAGAGGCGTGGACCCGGCAGACCGCCGAAGAGCGCGGCGGGGGATATTGCGGTTGCAAAGAAGGCGTGGCTGGCTGCGTTCCCCGAGCATGGCTGGGATGAGGCTTGCCGCATCGCGTGCATCAGCACGCACACGCCGTCATCGTGGCGACGCATCGATCCCGAATTCCACGCAGCGCTGGAAGCGCTCGATGTCGAGATCGCAGACCGCTACGAGAAGATCGCCGACGAGGCGATCAAGGGGCAGCGGCAGATGGACCGCAGCGCTGCGACGCTGCTGATCTTCCGGCTCAAGGCGCTGCGACCGCGCAAGTACCGCGAGCGCACGACCATCGAACACACGGGCGCTGACGGCGGCGCGATCAAGATCGAGAACGGCGACGCGAGCGCTGGCGCACGGATGCTGCGCGAGTGGGGAGCGCGGATCGGTGTCGAGCGAAACTGATCGCATCATCGCGCTGCGCGAGCGCGTGCTGCGTGCGAATCCGACAGAGCAATCGCATCTTCGCGCAGCGCTGCGTGAAGACTTCGCAGCGTGGTGTGAATGCTGCGCGTGGACATACCGCGTGAAGGAGATCGATGCGACCGGACGCGAGCGCCCGGTCATCACGCCGCACACTCCGTTCATCCTGTGGGATTGCCAGCGCGACGCGGCGAGCGAGATCGTCGCTGCTGTGCGCGATGGTCGCGATGTTGTGGTGCGGAAGACCCGAGACATGGGAGCGTCGTGGCTGCTGTGCGCCGTCGCCGTGTGGGGCTGGATGTTCCACGGCTGGCAGTCGCTGCTCGTCAGTCGCGTCGAAGACCTCGTTGACCGGACGGGCGACCCCGACTCGCTGTTCTGGAAGGTGGACTACCTCGTCGCTGGTCAGCCCGAGTGGCTGCTCCCGGCGAAGCCCGAGCGCTTCGCCAAGGGCGGCGAGTGGCGGCAGCACATGATGCTGCGTCACCCGGACAGCGGCGCGACCATCGCGGGACAGGCAAGCACCGAACACATCGGTCGTGGTGGTCGCCGCACTCTCGTCCTGTTCGACGAGTTCGCCGCGCTCGACCACGCCGACGCTGCATGGCGCAGCGCTGCCGACTGCTCGTCGTGCCGCATCGCGTGCAGCACGCCCATCGGCGCGGGGACCGAGTACGCGAGGCTGGTCAGCACGGCACGCACCACGGGCGAGCCGAGGCTGGTCGAGTTGATGTACTGGCAGCATCCCGAGAAGGGACGCGGCGCGGTGCAGCGCGTGGACGAGGACGGCAGCGTGACCGGGTTCGCTGGCGCGACCTACACATGGACACCGTGGCTGTCCGACCAGTTGCGTCGCCGTGACCGCATCGACCTCGCGCAGAATGTCTTCGCCGAGAGCGTCGGTAGCGGCGCGTCGTTCTTCGCATCGCACATCGTCACACAGCACCGCGAGGAGTTCGCGAAGACTGCGAAGCGCTGCGAGATCGTGAACGGCAAGTTGGAGCCGCAGCCGCAGGGACGATGGCGCGTGTGGGCTGCGCCTGATCGCGTGTGCGAGTATGTGGTGTTCCTTGATCCGTCCTACGGCACGGGCAGCGCGAACGCGGCGGCGTGCGTGATGGACGCGAGCAAGCGCGAGACCGTCGCCGAGTTCGTCGATCCGAACATCCCGCCCTACGACCTCGCGCTGGAGATCGCGCAAGCCTGTCGCAAGGTGTGGCGCGGCAAGCGCGAGCCGCTGATCGGCTGGGAGACCAACGGTCCCGGCGCGTCGATGCAGCACGACTTTGAGCGTGCCGGGTGGCGCAACATCTACCGCCAGCGTCAGGAGGGGACGGCGACGGAGCAGCGCACCATGCGCGTCGGCTGGACGAGCAGCAAGCGTGCGAAGCGTGCGTTGCTCGGCAACCTGTCGCGGCAGATGGCGCAGGGCGAGTGCATCGTCCGCAGCGAGGAGTGCCTCGACGAGATGCTGGAGTATGTGGTGCTGGACGATGGCAGCATCGAGGCTGGGTCGCGTCGTGACGAGGCGAGCGGTGCGCGTGAGTC